TAATTGTTTTCTAATAAATTCCTCAGAGAACATTGTTCCTGTTTTAAAGAGATACAATTAATTTATTGTAACATGCGAATTTCAATTATCCTATCAGGTCAACCAGGATCTGGGAAAAGCCATTGGATCAAAGAAAAAGCAAAGAAGGATTCCTATTATTTACAAAGATGGAATTGTAGGCAGGATCGCACCTTGCGTGAAGGGCGTTCAAGACTTCATAACTGGATACGCTCATGTGAGCCGACATTAGTATGGCTTGAAGGTGCTGATGATCTTACACAAGAAGCACAGGCATTTTTACGGCGTATTCTGGAAACAGCCAGTGTATCAGTCTTATGTGTCTTAGAGGTGAGGGAAGCGTGGAAACTTGCTGATCCAATTTTATCGAGATGTCAAATGATAGAGTTGAATACTGAAAAATCCTATAGGAGGCTTATGATTGAAACAATTCATCCAAAAGACAGTCGTCCTATTCCAGAGAAACCCCGGACTTTTGATGAATGGAAAGAGAGCTTGCGAATGCTTCGTAGAGAAGCATATGATCCGTATGAGGTTTTATTGAAATGGAATCCGTCTATTAAACATATTGCTGCGATTGGTTCTGGGAAATCTGCGTGGGTTCAAGTTGCACATGCTGGATTTCCCTAAAAATCCTTGCTAAAGCTGGATTTTAAAAATCCTTGCTAAACCTATTGCGGCATATAACAAATCATACAATTATTGCGCTAATTAAATGGATAGCGAGCATGATTCAGTAGTTGGCGTATATTCTGAGGCAAAATCGGAATATAGCCGCCAGCTTACACTCTTTATTCAGCCAGTTTTAACAAAATTCTTCTTTGGACTCTTGGATCTAACTAAAACAGAAGAGTCTGATGTAAAAAAACATATCTGGGCATTTCAAAATAAACTTAGCCAGATTCCAGATTGGAACCAGGATAAAGTAATTAAGGAAACTGGTAAAATTCAGAGTGATAGTGGCTGTGATTATCTGGAAGAATTGTTAGCAGCAGTATTTATTGCTCATACAAAAGTTCTCTCATCTATTCGTCTTAACAATCGCCAGAAAAAACTCCAGATTTCAATTCCAAAGGTGGATCACTTTTTACACAGAACACTCTCAGAGTGTTCCAGAGTTCTTTGGTCTTCTGCATATTTGTTTAATGAACAAATTGGTGCTGTAGATAAACAGAAAAATATGGAGAAAATTAATAATTTAATTTGCGAATGTATTATCCAGGCTGTAAGATCTATGTTACCTGTTAAAAATATTTTAAGAGAGTATTTGACCGAAGAGCCAGATACTCTAAAACCAGAGCCGGCAGAAGCTGTAGAAATTGCTCAGCCTGCAGAGCCTGTAGACGCTGCAAAGCCTTTAGAGCCAGTAATGTCAGAAAAGCCTTTACAGCCAGTAATGTCAGAAAAGCCTGTAGAGCCAGTAATGCCTGTAGAGCTAGTCGTAGCAACTCAGCCAGAAAAGCCTGCAGAGCTAGAAAAGCCTGTGGAGCCAGTTAAGCCAACCGAATTTATAGTAGCTGATACTGAACAATCTGTTCATTTTGCTGAATATAATACTGTATTTGATGGGACTGGCAATACTGTTGAGAAAATGATTGAAGAAGATGATGGGCTTCTTAAATTTGATGAAAATGATACTCCGGCTCCATTAACTGACTTTGAAGATCTAGATAATCCTGATGAAACAATACCTATTGATTTTGAAGAATTATAATTAAGTTCAAAAAGCCCCACGGCTTTCGCGATCCCTCGTTTTTCTATAGCATTGTAATATGAATTTTGCAAGCTTTCAATCAACAACATTTTGGACAGCCGTATTCATTGGTGCAGTATTTATTGGATCACTTAGCGCAGGTATGACATATTATCAATCAGAACCTCTTAAAATGAAAGCTGTTTGTAGAGATTCATTAATTGGTGGAATTTTCGTCGCAATTTTATGGCAACTCGTGCCTGAATCAATGCAATCATTTGTTGGATCTTTACCAACAGTTGATCATGTCTTTCAAAAGGTGAGTGGTGGAGATTTATCAGCTGATTTTGATCTACAAGTAGGTCCTCCAAACTTTTAGATAATCTTAATAAAATATTTTGGCACAGGTGGTGGTGGTTTATCTTATGCTAATCCGAATGTAACTGTTACAACGACTGAATCTGGTAATCGTAGAGTACCGCGGCCGCGGTGGCCCTGGTCTTGTCATTCTTCAATACACCGGATTTCCATGATTAAACAAACAGTGAATACATTTTCACACCAACTGGTGTCTTTATTCTATAGTTAGAAAACCATCCTTTTTTCAACTGTTCTTTTGGAACGGCACCATGTACATGTGCAGCAATATGCTGATATAAATCAAAGCCTGGGAATCGGTCATCCCCATTTTCTTTATACAAAATACTAATATTCTCATCATCTAACATCCATGACCACAGCATATCATGTAATTTGTGATGCTCTGGTTCATTCACACTATTTTTATCATATAAACCTTCATATAATCCTGTTGCTAATCGCGATAGATCAAATGATACATTTGGCTCGACTTTAGGATATTTGCTATCGTAAAATGGTCCAAAATTATATTGTTCATCCGCATCATTATTTTTCAAAAAATCGTCACTATAATAGAGTTTATTATCAATTGTAAAAATACTGCGACCAAAATCAATTATACGAAAGAGTTTTCCGTATGTTGGGACTCTCCAGACTTGCCCACTGTTTTCTTTATAGTATAAATATTTCTCTTCTGTTGGAATCCATAGAATATTATTTGTATGAAGATCATTGTGCGTCATTTGTAATAATTCCTGGATCTGTATTAATGCCGCCACAATTTGAAACATCCAAGCCAACCAACGATCTTCCCAGCTATCGTCATACTCTTCTTCTAATAAAATTTTATCCATCGTGTCATCATTCTTTTCAATACATATTAGCATGACTGGAAAGTCTTTCAATTCTGTGAAAATTTCAAAACTATCTTCATAATCACTATACTCTTGACTCTCTTCACTTTCACTCTTGAAATCTACAGATGCAGAGTGTATTGATTCATTGTCCAATGTCAGTTCATCTAAAGGTAACTCGACCTCACTGTCACTATCACTCTCAGAATCTGTCAATAATTCGTCATCATCTGGTTTTTCAAAAATTTCTTGTAATTCATCCGAAATATATTCACTGTTATCTTTTAAACATTTAATATCAAACTCTCCATCTTCCTTGTTTTTCCAGAACCAGCGTTTATTCCGAAAACTTTCATATTCGTCCGAAATATCATAATAATACTTTTTGGCAATTCCACCAAAGGACCCGTAATATTCGCAAAAATGTGGAGAAATATTTGTATTACTAATATTTCCAACAATACATGATGCAAATGCATCGATATATGCCTTGTTCATTGGTTCGCCAAACTTATTTTCTAACATTTTTTCATCATATTGTTTTTTCATATATGTAATTGGTTCAAGAATATGTGCTGCTTTAATAAAAGCATTTGTAATTCTTTTTACACCATTTGTTTCAACTTCTATAACACTGATTCCATTTCCACCAATTCCTTCTGATGATATCCGTCTTAGAATTTTTGAATTTGAAGAAAGCCAGGGATTTTTTATCTTCTTTTTTGAAAGCAATAATCTATCAATTGTAGGATTTCCTAAGTATAATTTTGTAAAATCTTTTGCAAATGAATCTTGCAATTCTTGTGATAATTCTCTATTTATTACTACTGGGGCTCCTAATTTCATAATTGTTCCGGATTTCTCTTTTTATAGTTTGTTCCGCAGCCACTAAGGTCAAAACATATCCTTGTAGTTTTTACGGTTCCACGCAGAGTGCGGAGTTAAGGCACATAGTGCCTTTAAAACAGAGCACTCTGGGGGCTGGCAGAGTACGGTTTCCGTACTCTGGTTCCACGACTATGCAGTTAATATTAAACTCATATTATATTAACTATAGTAATGTCGTCTGCTCTTGATGTGAATATTAAGAAGTTTGATATGAAAAATATTCCACAAGATGCTGTATGTGTATTTATTGGAAGACGTAGAACAGGAAAATCAACAATTGTCAAAGATCTTCTTTATCATCACCAAAATCTTCCTGCAGGATGTGTAATTAGTGGAACGGAAGAATCCAATAGTTTTTATAAAAAACTCGTGCCTCCGATCTTTATTCACGGCGAATATACACCGCATGTTGTTGATAATTATTGCAAACGCCAAAAATTAATTATGTCAAAAATCCAAAAAGAGCTAGAAGCTGGCGCACAGAGATCAACATTAGACCCACGATCGTTTTTACTCTTAGACGATTGTCTTTACGATGACAGCTGGATTCACGATAAAAATATTCGCTATCTTTTCTTAAACGGCAGATGGCTAAAGGTATTTTTCCTCATTACTATGCAATATCCTCTTGGTATTCCACCTATCTTACGAACAAATGTTGATTATGTTTTTATTTTACGAGAACCCTATATTTCAAATAGACAGAGAATTTTTAATAACTTCGGATCTGGATTTCCATCCTTTGAGTTTTTCTGTCAAATCATGGATCAATGCACACAAAATTACGAATGCCTTGTTATTAATAATAACAGTCAATCAAGTAAAATGGAAGATATTGTTTTCTGGTACAAGGCAAATTTACATGGTGATTTCCGTGTATGTGCTCCGCAATTCTGGCAGCACTCTGCTGCATTTTACAGAG